ATGGTCAACCTAACCAAAATCGAGAAACTGAATGAAATGACGAAATATGAAGACCCGAGAACGTCTGAAATTCATCATGGGGGTAAAAAGTGGACAAGAGGCGTACCTATCATATTAGTAGATGAATATAAGCAAATGATAGTTACAAATCATTGGGTTTACAACAAAACAAAAAACCTATGCTGTCAGGGTTCGGAGTTTTACGATATAGGAAAATCACACATCAAAGAAATTTATATTGTTCAAGCGATTTAACAAACCATTACTTGTGATAAGGGAGGAATAGATCATGATAAAAAGACCTGTAATGTGGGCGATTGGTTTCAAGCATAAGGAAGGTGCATTTTACAATTGTAATTGTGGTGCAACGGGAGAGTGAAAATGAAAAATGCCTCAATTCGAGGCACTCTGGTTCGGCTAATAATATCCTAGTACAATACCGAACAAACATTTGGGGCAGCTCCACAATTTGTCGGCTCAGCAGCTATAGCGCCACTAGCTGACATGACCATCATGATTGCTAAAGAAATAGCTAAGAACTTTTTCATAGTTCCACCTCCAAATACAATAAATAATAGAAAGTTATGACAACGAAGCATTATGACAACAGATTACCGTATTTGTATATATTTGGCAATCTATAAAAACAAAAAAGCTCCCTCATCGGAAGACATGGAATATACGTTCGGTAAAACTATTATACCATGAGCGCTGATGAGGGGGAATGGAAGATGAACACAATGCAAGAACTTTTAAAAGAGTATAGAGAGACAAGAAAGAAATTGAAAAAAGCATACGCTGATCTAAGAGCAATTTCAGTGGAGAAAAGAGGTCTAGAGGCAGTTCTTGATGATTCAGAAAGATGCTACCTCTCTGAAATAATTAGCGATGTAGAGTATGTAATTGAATGGCTGGAGACAGGACGTAGACCAGAGAGCAAACGTGGGATCGAGAGAAGAGCAGCATATCAAAGAGAAAAATTAGTAGATCCTATCAGAATGCAGGCTTTTGTTTTTAGAGGAACAGCAGGCAGTCCAGCTAACATATCTGAATGGGAATCTTTGCAAATAGAGGATGCACTATGTGTATTGAGTGTACGTGAAAGAGAATGCTATTTGTTAGCACATGGTGAAGGTTTCTCTCATTCACAGATTGCTCAAATGCTTAATATTACCGTTAGTAGTGTTGAGACTTACATAAAACGATCCCAATTAAAAGTTTCTAAAAGGATAATGAATAGTTTATTTTTAGCTGGGTAAATCAATCAGAGGATAAATGATGCTTTATGTCGAATTTTTGGAATATATAGGGAAAGAGGTGTGTAATCATGATTGAAATAGATGGAACGTTTGGACGGCAAAAGCTTAAAGATTATGAAGTACGCTCACTCTTCTTTTACAGTGAGTATGTTAAAGAGGAATTTCCAAATATATACCAATTGGTAGAGGAACATCAAAGCAATACCCGCGCAATAGAGATGAGCATTATTGAGCAACTTCCTGCAGAAGATCTGAGAATAGTTGATAATATTATTTCGGATATCATTATTCGTTGCAAAAACGAATGGGAGGGAAGTCCTGTTCCATATGAAGAAATTGAAGGAAAGGATAGTATTCCTTGTTCATTGTGTAATGCACCCACAAAGAAAATTTACCATATTAAAAATACATTAAGTAATAGAATAATAAATGTAGGAAGCACGTGCATTGATCAGTTTTTAATGGACGATAAACTAGCAGGAAAAACGAAAGCCCAGCTCAGAAAAGAGGGGGAACGTGCTAAAAGACTCACTTATATAAACGAAAAGTTTCCTGGAATAAAACAACTATTAGAAAGATGGGACGATGAATTACAGAAATATGACGTTTTGTTACCGAATATTCTATCAAGACCGTACCAAGATATTGGTGATGAAGTGAGGTATCAATTCCAATCGTATATTGATGGTAATTATCAAGAAGAGGTTTTTAGGGACATCGAATATGGATTACAGCAACAAGAAAATTTTATAGAGGAGTTTAGAAAATATAACTCGGAACATATGAATAATAAATTTGTCGTTACAAGTAAAATTGTATTATGGTTAAAAAAACACGGAGACTTAAAAACTCTGGAGGAATTAAAGGAAAGTGGGTATGTAAGTTATAATACAGCTGCGAACATTCATGAACCAGAATTTATTTTGAAAATTATACAAGAGGTATCCCATTTCTTCACAGAACAAAAGATAACAATTTTGGGAACCGATCAAGATAGTGGGGGGATAATTTTACAAATTACGATTGGACAAGATATACAACTTGTATGCAAATTCAAAAGTTTTCTTAATCATTTTAGGTGGATTGTTTTTAACGAGAGGCAGTTTGTGGCAGTAAATCTATATAATATTTTATATTTCTCCGAACCATACAATCAAAGATCTTTCGATCTATTGATAGAAAAGATTAAAGATCAATTGAATGATTGCTTAATTAATCTCAATTTAACTTACTATCACCAACAAGACCATGATCTCGATCTTTATGATAAGAGGATTGAAAAGTATTTGACAGTAGATAGAAAAGATTTTATTAAACAGTTTAAGACATTACTAATAAAGCCTGAAAATACAGATGATATTATTGATTATGTTGATGAACTTGTAAGACAAGGACGAAAATATCAAACTTGGGATGACCTAAAATCTTTAAGAGAATTATCATACAAATACTGACATCTATGATTTTTGTCGGGCAAAAGCCACCTACTATTCATAAGAGATAAGGACGGTTCACCAGTGGAGACCTTGCCTAGTCGAAAAAAGAAATGGAAAAATGAATCACGAAAGAGGATAGGAAAATTAATAATATTTTCATGCATTTTCTTCATCGTACTAACTTATGGGATACTAGTAACTTTAAACCAGCTTCAAGTTAAACAAGAACAACTTAATTTGCTAATGCAAAGTCTTGGGAGTATGGTACTTGCTGTTGCAATAAGTTTTCCAGCAATTCTAGTGGGTGTTTTTCAAATAAAATATCCGGAATTAAATAAGCAAGGTAAAGAAGTTATTCAGTCTGATTTTATAAGTTTTGTTATTTTATATGGATTATATATATTGGGTAATTCTATTCTATATTTATGTCAATATTTAAGTTTCTTTAAAATAACTAATGCAATTTCAATAATGTTAGGTACATTAATCGGAATAACGTTGGTTTTCCTTAAACTTATTATTAAAATGTTGTCGACTCTCAGTATTTACAAAGAAGAATAGTGAGTTCTTAGGAAAACGTGGAGCCAGCGAAATAGAGCTACTCGATAAATCGGGTAGCTTTTTTAATACCTGGCATACAAGGAGATAAGAGGCATAAGGCAATGTATGAGCATAAGGGATAAGGTCTCTCATTCCCTGTATGGTGTATTTTAATAAGTGAATGACGAACCTGTTCCTTGTGGAGTAGGTTTTTTGTCATGCAAAAGCCACCTATAAGTAGAAGGGTAAAACAAGCTACTCGATAAATCGGGTAGTTTTTTTATGCCCAGCACACAGGGAACTGCCTTGGTGAGGTCATGACTAACTCACTCTCTGTATAGTGGGCTTTTTTGTTACCCAAAACAATGAAGAGGATGTGTAGTTTATGGGGATTGAAAGTACTTTGCAACGTCATCTATTAAATAATACGGGATTTTTTGAAGGGCACGATGGGTATTCAAATATTGCTGGTAGAGCAGATGGAATGGGCTTATCTTTCGGGATCCTTCAATTTAATTTTGGAAAGAAAACTCTTCAACCCATTTTGAAAAAAATACATTAAATTTGAGAATAAGGAATTTTATAGTATCTTTGGGAAAGAAAAAGGAGACATCCTGAGGGATGTAATTTTTAAATATTCTGCTCCAAATCAAGTACGTTGGGCTGAGAGTATTTCTCCACGTGGAGCTATTTTAGAAGAGTGGAAAAAGCCATTTCAAGAAATGGGAAGGAGTAGAAGAAATCAAGGGTATCAACAAGACGCTGCACAACCTTATTTTAACCGCGCTGAGATGTTTTGTGAGAAATTTGGTATTAAAACTACTCAAGGACTAGCTTTTATTTTTGATCACATTGTACAAACGTGGGATTTCCCAGATGTAAGAGAGATTCAATATAAAATTCGTGAGAGTGAGGATAAATATCGAAAGGCCGAAGGGCGTGAACTACCAGACGAGGACAGGTTGAGTATCATATTAGATTATATTCCTGAACGAGCTCATCAACACTTGCGCCGTGCCACAATTAAAGAGGGTGTAGGAAATTATCTAGGCAAGTACTACGATATTACTGATTTTGGCTATGGGATTTTATCGTATTATTCATATTTTTAAAGAATGGGGGCTAAAAAGCCCCTATTCCGTATTAGTTTTGTAAAAGCTTACTCATGTCAGGACTTTGTTTTAAAGGAGAGATTGTCTTAGTTTTTTTAAACGAGGGTAAATCTATAACATAGACAGTATACTCGTAGCTGTTGTCATCAAGAATATCAGAAATAAATAGTAAGCCTAGTGTTTTGTTGTTAGGTGAGAATTGATGTTTTACATATATCTCAGATTCCTTGTGTAGAGGAAGTGTAGTAATTTCATTTTTATCTTTTTTGATTAGAAGAGTTTTACAAAGTTTAGTACCACAAGAGTAATTTAATAGTAAAAATGCTTGATTACTATCTTCTGACAAAATAACTCCAGAGGTAGCACTTAATTCTAATTTTTTTTGTTCATCATTATCTAGCTCCGAGTAAATCCTATTAAATTCTGGTATAGATTTGATTGGTATTTTTATGGTCTTTGTTTTGCTGCTGTCGTCCTTAAACGTAATATTATCTAGGTCTTGTATGGATAAATATTCTGGAGGTGCACCGGTTCCAATGGTAGGTTCTTCTATAGATGGAGAAGCTGCATAGTAATTAAGAAGACCTAAAAGAATAAGTGTAAATAACCCAACTGATCTTACTTTCATATAGGACCAAACCTCCATATATACCAATTTTTACAAGTGTAACATGATAAAGGGTAAATATCCTTAGGTATGTGAAGAACTTTGAAGTTAAGCTTATTCGTTTTCGGATAGGCTTTTTGTCATGCAAAAGCCACCTATAAGTAAGAGGAAAAAAATTGACTCAACTATATTGTGTAATATTTTGATTCTGATTAATAACACCAAGGCTTGAAAGGCATTTTTTGCGGTTCCCAATAACAGTCCAAAAAAGTGACATATTGAGGGGAAGAGAAGAGTGGAAACCGTCCAGCCGATTAGGGACAGAGAACAGATTAAAACAATGAAAATTTTGCTTGGACATCGGAGCAAGCGGGATCTGCTTCTTCTGGTTCTCGGTATCAATAGCGTGCTACGCATTAGCGACATTTTGGATATGCGGGTATGTGATGTAATCGACAAGAAGGGTAAAGCAGCTAAATTCTATGAATTGAGAGAGAAGAAGACTAAGAAGAAGAAGCGGTTTCCTTTTTCTGAACAGACAAGGAAGGTGATAGAGGATTATCTTTCGGATTATGACGGAGATAGGAACAGACCACTTTTTGTCAGCCAGAAGCGGGCAAGAGATGGAACGTATAGACCGATTACAAGACAGCGAGCATGGATAATTCTTAATACGGTGGCTAAGCGGATTGGAATTACTGATAATGTCGGTACCCATTCGCTTAGAAAAACGTTTGGGTACCACGCTTATCAAGAAGGAGTATCCATTGAGATATTACAGCAGATATTCAATCACTCTGATCCAAGGATAACGCTAGATTGTATCGGTATTACACAGGATGCTGTAGATGATGTGTACCGGAGATTAAATCTATAAGTGAGGGATACTAATGAATCCAATGGAAGTAAAATTAAGAAGAGCTGAGCTTTCGCTTAGTTATTTGAATTCTCTTATTGAACTCAATAAAAATTTTTCCGGTTTCGAAAATGAGATCAACAAATGTATTGAGGCAATTAACGATGATTTACAAATAACGAGGGACTATAACGGTAAAACGATTAATAAATCACTGCTGCCAGTTAAATACGTAAGATCTAGATCATCTAGAACATAAAAGGTGAGGTGATGCGATATAGCAAAGGAATTGTATGGCGACGAACTGTTTAGCTCCTGATGGATGAGTTGACATTTCTGACGCATCTGACGTTTTTGTCGTTTTTGGCAGGTTGATCGATTGAGCGATTATAATTAAGGCAACGCACGAGAGAACAGCCACTCGAAATTGGTCGAGTGGTTTTTTTATATAGCGAGGGGTAGGGAGTATCAAATAATAAGCATATGCAAATGTGTTAGCTGAAAATATTGCATTCCCTTATTTCTAGCTCTCTCGACAGTTTAAGCAAGAAATAGCAGAGTTTCATTCGCGGAAAAAAATTAATATTTTTGAATTATATTTATACTCTTTTAACTTTACTAAATTTTATTTACCATTATAATCAATAATTACCATGGTAAAATTTATAAATGGAGGTTAAAATTATGAAAAAGATTTTTGCACTATTCTTTACTGTCGCAATGTTATTTGGTGCTGTTTTACCTACTTTGACGCCTAATACGGCACAAGCAACTGGTCTCACTCTTTATATGTATCTAGTGGAAAGATATGAAGATGCAAAAGAAGAAGGCGAGGAAACTGGCAATCATGAAGTTGTAGATGATAAAAGAGTTTTGCCGACTAAAGGAGATAGTTTTTCTTCAAAAGATTTAGTTAAAAAAGGTGAGTTAGTGCAACGTAGATACTATGATCACACCGGTAAAGCTGATATGGATATTGACTATACTAATCATGGAAACCCAAAAGAGCATCCAAAAGTACCTCATAGACATGATTGGAATTGGAAGAATACTCCTCCAAGAGGAGATGGGTACTAGAAGTACCAGAACCACCAAATGGTGGTTCTTTTCTTTAATTTAGTGTATAAAGGGTAATAGGCATTCACTTTATTGAGTTGATTTTAGATTGATTTATATCCCTATTTTGTGAGGAGATATGTAATGGACTATACATACAAGCAATTTAAATCGGATTTACTAGACGGGAGAGAAGTGGAGTTTAAATATAAGGGAGACGATTATTCAATTACGAATACAAAAAACGGTTTTTGTTTTTGCAAATTTTACGAGGACAGTGTGTGTTTTACCACCCCTCAAGAACTTATTGATAAAGTTAGAATTGATGGGAAATCTTTTGAAGAAATTTTTAATTTAAATGAGTTTGCATTGGAAGTATTGTATTAAGAATCTAATTAGGCACATAAGCACCCAAGTGGTGCTTTTTCTTTTGCAAAACAAACTCAATAGGTGGTGGTGATAATGTAAATGGCTAGAGTAAGAAGTCCAAACCGCGACAAAGCCTTGGAGCTATGGCTCGAAAGTGGCGGAAATATTAGCAATCGAGAGCTTGCTGACCAACTAGGCGAAAAAGAAAAAACAATAAGCAACTGGAAAAGCCGAGACAAATGGAATGTAGTACTACAATCAGGTCAATGTAGTACTACAATGAAAAGTGAGTCAAACGCTGGGGCACCAGAGGGAAATAAAAACGCCGTAGGCAATCGCGGAGGAGCTGCACCCAAGAGGAACAGCAACGCGGTAAGCCACGGCTTTTTTCGTAAATACTTCCCTGATGATGTAGCCGAGATTATAGAAGAGATTGAAACTAAGTCCCCTCTTGATATGTTGTGGGAAAACATCATGATTCAGTACACAGCTATCATACGAGCGCAAAGGATAATGTTCGTAGAGGACAAAGAAGAAATGATTAAGGAAATCAAGAAAAGGAAGTACGACATTGTGGACACCAGTACGAAGGAAAAAGCATCCTTCGAGCAGGTGGTTACTGAAGAAGAATATGAATTTCAATTTTCTTGGGATCGTCACGCTACTTTCCTAAACGCTCAGTCTAGGGCTATTGCTACACTGCAAGGCTTGATAAGCAAGTATGAGGATTTATGCGACACTGAAGAGAAAAAGCTCAGGGTTCAAAAATGGGACTGACCCCATAACGTGAGACAAATCAAAACACCTTCAAGAGAATGCAACCATGTCGTAAGATATGGAAGTAACCTGGAGGTGTTTTTTCTTTGGCAACGAGAGTGAGTTACCCTATGGAAATTAAGATGAAGGCTGTTGAGATGAGATTGGCTGGTATCCCCGTGAAAGAAGTGATGGACCAGCTTTGTATTAAAAACAAAACACAACTTAAAACATGGATGCGATGGTACAGAAATGGCGAGACACATCGTTTTGAGCAGCCTGTAGGTAAACAGTACACGTATGGGAAAGGGGCGGAATTTACATCAGAGCTGGAGAAATTGAAACAAGAAAATAGGTTCTTAAAACAACAACTTGATGTTTTAAAAAAGTACAGGGAGTGGGAAAGGAGGTGTCACCAGAAGTAGTAGTTCAATGGATGAACGAGATAAAGGGAGAAGTATCTACGCAATTAGCATGCCAGTGGCTCGAAATTCCTCGCTCTACGTACTATCGATGGAGAAAACGATTAGACGTACAGGTTCTGAATCCTTTGGTTTCCCATATCCGAAGATTGTGTCAGGAACATCGCTTTCGTTATGGATACCGTAAAATCACTGCACTTTTGCGACGAGTGATGCAAATTAATCATAAGCGAGTGCAACGAATTATGAGAGAAGAAGGATTGCAATGTCGAGTCAAAGTAAAAAAGCGAAAGAGAATCGGACAACCGATACAGGTTGCGGATCATCTTTTAAAACGGGATTTTCAGGCGAATCATCCGCTACAGAAGCTGGTCACAGACATTACTTACCTGCCTTACGGCGGAAAAATGTTGTACTTATCCAGTATCATGGACTTATACAATGGCGAGATCATCGCCTACAATATTGGAGACAAACAAGATACTACCTTGGTTTTAGATACGTTGCAGCAACTTCCACCACTGGAGCAATGCATGTTGCATAGTGATCAAGGGTCAGTCTATACATCGTCGGCTTACCAATTAGCTGTAAAGGAAAGAGGCATTACCATGAGTATGTCCCGGAAGGGAACACCTGCTGATAACGCCCCGATTGAATCGTTTCACGCCTGCCTCAAGTCGGAAACGTTCATCCTCGAAGGATTAACCTGTACAACGACGGCAATCGTTGAACAGACCGTTCGAGAATATATCTCTTACTATAACTCAATTCGCATTCAAACAAAACTAAACAACCAGTCACCGGTTGAATTCCGACGACTGGCTGCTTAAACTTGTAAGGTGTTTTGATTCCTGTCCTACAAACGGGGGTCAGTCCCGTGGCGCGATAAATGGGTTTTTTTAAATATGAGGACACGATAAATGGTCAAGAAGGACGTGCCTACGCCACGATTAATGGTCGTGTAGAGGAAATGTTTTGGCTTAAAAAGTTCGAAGCAAAGGTAGAAAAGAACAAAAAAGAAGGAAAGACACTAAACAGACGCGGTACCCAGCATAAGGCAATGGGATGGAAAGGTACAGGCAGCATGACTATTTACTATGTGACCACCCTTTTCCGCCAACTTATGCTCGATTACATGAAGACAGGTAAAGACATTTACTTTGATGTTCAGATCACGAATGAGGACCCGACATCTAGTGTTGGAAAGCAAACTGTTGTAATTAAAGGAATTAACCTTGATGGTATTACAATGGCTCTTTTGGACATAGATAGTGAGGACATGGAAGAGGAAATTAGCTTCACTTGGCAAGATGCTGACATCTTGGACAGTTTTGCAAAACCAACTTTAGGGTAAAAAAGTTGTATTAAACCCATGGAAAGGGGTATTGACAATACTCTTTTTGTGGTATTATTGAGTATATAATGCATAACAAAATAATACATTGTAATACATTGTAATACTAAACTCAGAATGAATAATTTTGCTTTGGCATAAACTAAAAAAGACCGCAAGATGCGCGAACATCTTACGGTTTTGTACAAGAGACTGTCCCATCAAAGGGGCGACTCGATGTTAGAAGCGAGAGTGATCTCCCGGCCTGGTAAGCTCAAGGGAGGTCATTTCTTTTTTAAGTAGGTTAACAAAGCGAGGATGAACATGCCAAACATGAACATCAGCGATAACGCTTGATATACCTCCATATTCTCACCTCCTTTCCCTGTTGTTGGGGTAAAGCGAGGTGAGTCGACCCCCTTGAGAGAGTCAAGTCTATGTACATGGAAGATTATAACATAATTTTGCGAAAAGGCGCCCCTTTAATTTTAGAGGCGTCTTTTTAGTATAAATTTAACAAATAATTTTAGAGAGATTAAAAGTTTATATAGTAGGATCTTACATTAAATGTAAAATAATGTGTTAGCTAATGTAAAATAATGAATGAAACAAGTTGGGATACATGGTAATATTGGATGTAGAAAGTTAAATTATTTTTTACCTAAAAACAGAATTAATTGTTTATGCTTTGGCATAAACTAAAAAAAGACCGCAGGTGTTGGTAGCACCCACGGTTTGTACAAAGACTGTCCCTTCAAAAGGGTTAGCTCACAGGTTAACCGAAGAATAGACTCTCCCCTCAGTTTACGCGCTTAAGGGAGGTCTATTTCTTTTTCGCGAATGTCAGTATAGCAATTATCAATAACGCAAAAGCTATCATTAATGAAATTGCCTCATATACTGTCATATTCTCACCCCCTTTCCCTTTTATAGGGCAAAAAGAGAGTGAGCCGAGTCTATGTACATGGAAGATTATAACATGATTATTGATAGATTTATCAAAAAGTTTACGACGTATGACGTAATTTCAATAAAAACTAATAAGACGCTCTCTCGTTATGAGGAGCGTCTTTAATGATTATCTAAGCATTCGGATTGAATTCGACAGATTCAACAATTCCAATAATCCTAAAATAGGTTTCTGATACAGGTTTATTAACAACTGTAGGTGGAAAGTTGGGGTTCTCTGATTGTAAGAGAATAGTATTATCGTCAATTTTATAGATACGACGAATCATGAACTCATTATTTAAATATACCTGATAAATTTTTCCGAATGTAATTTCTTCTTTTTTGTTCAAGTAACGAATTAAGACTTTCGATCCTTTTGTAATGTTTGCACCACTCATAGTATCATCTTCAACAATTTCAAAAGAATGTGTCATTGGGTCAATACCAGTTTTTGAAGTATCTACCCAATCGTACGTCCAATTTGATTTTCCATGGTCAAATACTGTAATTTTATTTACTGGTTTATTTTCGAGTGTAGAAATTACATTATTGATTTGTTCTTCTGATAGATTACTCTCGGTCAGACGTCCTCTTAATGCAGTGTAATTATAGAGTTCATATCTCTCTATATAATGCATAATTATATCAAGTTGCTCGTTTAAAGATTTTGTCTTTAACATTTCTAGAAATTGAATTGTGTTAGGATCATCTGGATTATCTCTTGTAAAATAAAAAATATTTGATAATACTGTGACAAAAGTATCCCAGTTTTCTAAATACCATTTTATCAAAGGTCTTATTATGACGGGTGCTTTTTCTATATATGCAGCAATATTTAATAGATCAGGATCTCCTCCAGTAATCTCTGCCAGTGCTCTGCTTAATTCCTCACCTGCTGGAGGAATTTTGTTATTTTGAAGTTTGCTTATATAACCCTTATCTGTTGAAAAGCCTTTTTCTTTCAAGGCATTAGAAATCTGACTAAGGCTCAAATTACTTTTTTCAATATAAGAACTTAATAGTTCAGCGTATGTCATTAAATTAACCTCTTTCGTTGTAGCATTAAACACAACATTATTGTAGCAAATTTAGATAATTGACGTCAAAAACACAACATGGTAGGATTTACTTAACACAACGTTTATTTAAAACACAACGTTGTGTATAAAGGAAACGAAAGGAGGATTTTATTTAATGAAGTATTCAGATATTCTTCGACAATGCATTGAAAACTCCTGCTTGTCGCTATCACAGATTTGCAATCAACTTCAAAAGTATGGATTCAAAACTAACAAAGGGTACCTAAGTAAGTTGCAAAATGGAAGAATTCCACCTGCGGGAGATGAACTAAACGATGCTATATCAAAGGTCATTGGCATTAATGCTATAAAACTCAAAGTAGCAGCCTATCGAGAAAGAATACCAAATGATATTTTAAAAGAATTAAAAAAAGAACAAGTCAGTTAATTAAAGGAGGATGGAAGATGAGCAATGTTCAACTTTTTAGACACCCGGCTTTTGGAGAAGTAGAGGTAATCGTTATAGAAGGGAAAGAATGGTTTGGTGCTACTCAAACAGCAAAGGCACTAGGATACTCTAATCCACATGATGCATTATCAAAACACTGCCGCAAAGAGGGGGTCGCAAAACGCGAGGTCCTTACGAATGGTGGAATGCAGCAGATGAAATTTATTAGCGAAGGAAATCTTTATCGCCTTATTACGAAGTCAAAATTGCCAACAGCTGAACAGTTTGAATCTTGGGTTTTTGATGAAGTACTTCCTTCTATTAGAAAACACGGTGCTTATATGACACCTGAAACAATTGAAAAGACTTTGAGCAATCCAGACTTTATCATTGGACTAGCTACTAAGCTGAAAGAAGAACAGCAAGCGAGGATGGATGCAGAAAAATTGATTGAATCCCAAAGACATAAAGTGGTATTTGCTGAGGCAGTGGAAGTCTCAACAAATTCAATTCTTGTTAAAGATTTAGCCACTCTACTTAAGCAGAAGGGAATTAATATTGGTCAGAATCGTTTGTTCAGTTGGCTAAGAGACAACGGTTATATATGTAAGAAAAAAGGGGACATGTATAACAAACCTACTCAAAGAAGTCTAGAATTAGGGTTGCTTGAATTGAAGACACATGTTCGCACTGGGTCTAATGGGGAGTTGAAAACAGAGTATACACCAAAAGTTACTGGAAAGGGACAGGTTTATTTCATCAATAAATTTAAGGGTGGAATCGTGGCATGATTGTAATTGGGGGAATTTGTAGTAAACAAAATAAAAAGTCCATCTTCTGTATCCGACCAAGAACAGAGAAGATGAACTCATAAACAATCCGGGCAATACCCTTACATAACAGTATACCACAGACAACAAGAATTTACACGGTGTTGCCCCTTAAATCAGGGGGAAAGAACAATGAGTACGCTCATGCAATGGCTGGAACCAGCAATACAAAAACGTGTTGATGAGGTTTACTATATTACAGATGAGTCAGAGGGAGTCATTCAAGGTCAAAACGAGTTTGATATAATCATGGAAAAATTAAAAGAGTTGCTACCAGAAGAAGGTAGGTTGCTTAATAAATTATGTGAATCAGTTACAACTATACGAGCTTCTGGAGAAGAGGTAGCATATCGGTCAGGTTTTAAAGATGGTTTAGGAATAAGCAGAGAGATTAGTCCAGTAACCATTTTCCATCAATAATAATATTTTGAGACACACTCATATGGGGTGTGTCTTTTCTATTGAAAGGGGTGATGCTTATGTAAGTCTCATGATTAATATGCAGTGCAGTTAAAACAAAGACAAACAAATGAGAGGGGATATACAATATGAGTTTTCAAGATTTCTTTATGGAAGAGTTTGAGGATGCAGAGGTAGTTGAGCGTATGGTGAGAATCGGAGGTAAAGAAAGGAAAATGCAATTCAAACCTCTAAGCGCAGCCCAAGGCGATGAAATTCGTAAAAATTGCCGTAAAGTTACACGCCACAAAGGAAAGAAAGAGGTTGATATTAACGAAGACACCTATATGGCTAAAATGATTGTTGAGACTACCGTTAATCCTGATTTTAAGAATAAGGAATTACAAGATAATTGGAAGGTTATAGGGGCTGATCAATTGTTATCAGCGATGAAAACAAAAATGATAGATGGTGAATATGCTGATCTTATTGCAGTAGTATCGGAAATTAACGGTTTTAATAAAGACATCAACGAATTGAAAGAAGAAGTAAAAAACTAATAGAGGAGGGCGATGCTGACGCTAGTTATGCATACTATGCCCTCCACGAACTAAATATACTTCCTAGAGATTTGATGGAAATGAGTCTAAAAGATAGAGCATGTATCTATCAATTTATAGATATTAGACTCGAAGCTGAGAAGAAAGCTAGGAAAGATGCGCAAAAATAACTCTTATAATCCTACCTGTAAATTTGGTACCATGTGGTAAATGAATATTTTAGGAGGTGCCAAGTTTGGAGAATGGGAATGGCGTTGTACTCTTTTTTCTAATTTTACTATTAGTTTTTACGCCGATTTTGGTTATTAGAGCTAAAAAGAAAAAGAAAGCACAAGAAAAGGCTATGGGAGCCTATGAAAGTGCTACTGGTTGTTATCATGAATATGGAATTTCTCAGTTCCAACCAAGAGAAAAAGTTGATATTTTCTTAATGGATGAAAAAGTAGCAATTAAGGCCAAAGATTTAGTGGTTGAATTGCCTATCGAGCGAATAATAGCAGCTCAATATCTGAGAAAAACGGATATATTAAAAGAAAGTAAATCGGCGATAGCGCGTGGAATTGTAGGCGGAGTGTTGATTGGGCCACTTGGTGCAATAGTAGGTGGTGTTTCAGGGGTTGGTGACAAACATAAAAAAGGAAATTATCTTGTAATTAACTACACTACAGCAGATAGTAACGAAACGAAAGTTCTTATTTTTGATATGATTTTATACCAAATCGCTGACAAATTAGCAAAAGATTTAACGAAACAAATTAGAAAAATGAATACTAATAATGGAGTAATACAACTGTGAGCGTCCTATTTAGGGCGCTTTTTCTTTTGCACTTATCTAAGAGAGGGTGATTACTTGGCTACGATATCATCAACCTTAAAACTATATGATTCGTTTTCCGATCCATTAAGGCATATTACTCAGGCTTTAAACATTACTATTTCCACGATGGAAAAGATGCAGTCAACAGCAGAAAGAAATGGAAATATAGGAAAAAGCCTCGAAACAGCAAGAAGGAAAATAACAAGCGTTGAGACTGACATACAAAATGCTTTGGAAGGCGCGAGAAAGCAACAAGAGGATTTTAATAAGCTATTAGATACTGGTACTCAATCTGCTAATTCACTACTAGAGTCCATTAAAGGATTTGTTCTTGCTTACGCTGGCATCGAAACGATTAGGAATTTAGGTAGTGCTGCTATTGGTGGAGCAATGGAACAATTAAAACTAAGAGATATGCTTATTGCTCGAACCAAAAATGTTGAATTAGGAACATCAATGTTTGAGCAGTTCAAAAAAGAAGCAGTTAGGGTTGGGGCTGACATTTCGGAGTATTTGAACGGGACTTTAGGGAATTTATCTGTAACAAGTGACATTGGTCAGTTAAAACAACTGAATATGCTAGCTAAACAATTAAGCGCGTTTGATACATCTGGACAAGGTATTCAAGGGGCATTCTTCTCGTTAAAAGAGGCTCTGAGTGGTGACATCGTCAGTTTGTCTGAACGATTTAATATGTCAAAGGATTTAATTAGGCAATTCAAGGTTGATAAGCTGGGGAAATCCGGTAATCTTAACGAGTTTATTACGCAGTTTAACAAATTGTTAGAGTTTCAACATATGGGGAAAGAATCTTTTGAGAGGATGCTAGATTCACCCGTAAAGAAATGGGAGATTCTCTTAAATAGAACCAAGTCCATGTTTGCGGATGCAGGAGAGGGGGCTGTCCAAGCTATAGTTCCCTTGATTAATACTTTAAACTCAGCTTTTGAGCAGGAGAAATTTCAGGGGTTCTTTACATTCTTCAATAAAGGCTTAGCTGGATTTGCTTGGTTTCTTTCTTATATAGCGAACGGGGCGATGAGGACTTGGGATATCTTTGTACAATACTGGCCACAAATTCTACACTTTATCGGAATACTAAGTCTGTCAGCCATACCTTTTCTTACAAAACAACTATGGGCTATGTTAGTACCTTTAGGTGAAGCAATAGCTAAATGGTGGCTAGCTTATTGGCCTATTGCAATGGTGGCTACCGCAGTAGCTATTCTTATCATTACATTAAGGCAGTATGGAGTAACAACTGAAGAAATCATAGGATTCACAACGGGATTGTTTTACTCACTATTTACTTTTATTCATAATCATGTTGGGCTGTTGTGGAACGCTATTTTAAGTTTTGCAGAGTTCTTTGTGAATGTATTTATTGATCCGGTTTATGCTGTTCAGAAGCTATTCTATGATCTAGCCATTGTCTTCAACACGTACATGTACAACATGTCACGTTCAGCAGAAGACTTCGCTGGTAACTTCATGAAATCTATTTTGAAAGCTATCAACAAGACATTAGAGGGTTTTAACTGGCTGGTTGAAAAAATGAATGAAATGTTTGGGACAGACTTTACTGGAGCCAAATTATTTGATGAGGGTAACATTCATGCGGTAAGCGATAGTATTAGGGAAATGATGGATAGAATTGAGAAACCTACTACCAGTCGTGATGTAATCGACCTCTCTAAGTATCGAATGGTAAGCAACACTCTAAGCTCGTCATTTGGAGATGGGTACTACAAAGGTTACAACCTTACAGCGCAAGCAACTCATCCATTTAATCCAAACGTTAATGGAGCAATAAACAAGATTAATAGAGTTGATGAAGTAGGAAAGATCAAGAATAAAGTAGATATTTCAAATGAAGACCTGAAAATGATGCGCGAACTGGCTGAGATGAAGAATATCCAGAATTTCGTTACTCTGACGCCTACCGTGCAGGTTCAGACAGGAGACATCAACAAAGGTGCTGACATTGATACGGTTGTCGCTGAGATTACCAAGAAACTACAAACGGATGTAGCTAACTCAGCGAAAGGGGTATATAACCATGCCTAAAGAGTTGATGAGCCTTAGCTTCAATAATCGGGCAGAAGTAATTGCTTTCCCTGTTCTTCCTGAGAGCATAGAGATTAGCGACGGTAATAACAGCAAAACTTATACAACGGTGGGATTAGGTGAAATTAACGTGATTAAAGACCCTAAGCTCACCATTTATAAATTTAGCAGCGAGTTTCCGAATCAAGCCTATCCGTGGGTTGTCTATCCAGATAATTTGTTATCACCAGCTCAATATGTAAAGTACATTGAAATCTGGAGCAAAACCAAAAAACCAGTCCGATTCATATACACTGGAGAAAGCTTCGATATTAACGAGGCCGTTTCGATTGAATCATTTGATTGGAAAGAGATAGCTGGCACAGGTGGAGACATAGAATTTAGCATCACATTAAAAAAGTACCCATTCTATGGAGCCAAGCAAGCAAAGGTATTAAGCGATCCAGCAGATCCTAAAAAGAAAGTTGTACAAAAGAAATCTGCTCCACGTCCTTCTGATCGACAGCCACCTAAGACACACAAAATAGTCGCTGGTGATGATCTATGGTCCATCGCAAAGAAGGCATACGGTAATGGCGCTAGATATAAGGAAATCCAAAAATTAAACGGGTTAACCGATGCACAGGTAAAAAAATTAAAGGTAGGTACAGTGCTTAAAATGCCTAAATAGGAGGGGAGTACCGATTGGAGATATTAATTGATAACAAGAAGGGGAACGTTTGGGACATAACGGACATTACAACTGAAATCACATGGAAGACAAGTAGAATCGGGAAACCCTCTAGCTTGTCTTTTTCTTTTGTCGATCGAGGTATCTATCAGGATAAAACGTCATTCACTGTACAGAATGGCGATATTGTACGTTTTATGAAAGATGGGAAAAACATTTTCTATGGATATGTTTTCTCTGTCATTGGCGGAATGGATGAGGATGTTAAGGTAACTGCTTATGACCAGCTCAGGTATTTGCTAACAAACGATACCTATGTGTTTGCAAAGAAAACAGCCACAGAAATTATTAAGCAGATTACAGAAGATGTGGGGTTGAAAGTAGGGGAGCTTGAAAACAGTGGTTACAAGATACCTACTATGATCGAAGATAACCAAAAGCTATTAGATATCATTTGGAAAGCGTTAGATTTATCTATTGTTGCCAACGGAAGAAACCTTGTTTTCTATGATGATTTTGGCAAGTTGGTCTTGAAAGACTCAACTAAGATGCTGCTTGATTTTTATTTAGGTGATGATAGCTTAATGACCAATTATACAATAGATCGGAACATTGATTCTGATACGTACAACAGAGTAAAGATTGTACAAGACAACAAAAAAACAAAGAAACGAGACGTATACATTGCCCAGGACTCAGCGAATATCGCCAAATGGGGGCGTTTGCAGTTGTTTGAAAAAGTGGACGAGGGCATGACGAAAGCACAAATCAAGCAACTACTTGATACATTGATTGCTGTGAAAAACAAAGAAACGCAGAGATTATCGCTTACTGCTATTGGCGATATCCGAGTAAGAGCAGGCTGTTTTGTTCCGGTTTCCATCGAGAGACTAGGGATTAATCAGCCTTTTCTTGTGGACGAATGTACGCATAAATTTGATGGTTCAGAACACACAATGACAGTCGATCTAAAGGTGGTGCAAAAGCATGCTAGAAGCAATTAAACAAGTAGTCTTAGGAGTTAATGAAGCAAGTAACCAGGTCGCTATTTTTTATGGGACAGTAACCAGCGACAAACCTTTAGAGATCAATGTAGATCAGCGATTTATCCTCACAGAAGAGTTTCTAGTCATCCCGGAACGGCTTACCTTATACGAAGTTGATTTAAGCCATACACATCCCTACACCGATGTAACACCAATCGGCACAGATAATAAAAACACCAGTGTGGCTCTACCAGAAAAATTAATTATCAGGCGTGCTTTTAAAGTAGGTGACACGGTTCTGCTTATGCGTGTACAAGGCGGAAACAGCTATGTTGTACTAGATCGGGTGGTGGCCACATGATTTTACCACAAGGCTCTACGATTGATTCAGTTACGTTGGAAGAGGTGGAACAACCAAGTAAGACATATAAACTAGACCTTGTAAATAAACGCATAGTCGGCTTTGTAGACGGTCTGGACGCGGTGAAACAGGCTGTTTTCAAAATACTTTCCACCATTCGCTTTGAATACCTCATTTACTCTCATGACTATGGATTTGAGTCCCCAAGCATGGATGATGAGGCTATTTTCCGATCTGAAGTTCAACGGTGTGTCAGGGAAGCCTTATTACAAGATGACCGTATCCTTGATGTGACTGATTTTAAAATCACGATAGAAGGAGACACATCTTTAACTGAGTTTGTTGTCGTATCAAAGTATGGTGATTTTAAAGAGACAAAGCAGGTGGCGCGATGAATTGGACATTTGAGGCATTTCTTGAATTCATGCTCAATAACATACGTGAAGATGTAGACAAAAGAGAGGGCAGTGTAATCTATGACGCTCTTTCATCTGTGGCAACAGCATTCATCAAGATACAAACGGAACGAGAGACAAATGAAAATCTTTACTATGCTGATACCGCAACAGGCGAATTTTTAGATAGAAGGACAGAAGAAGATGGAATTGAAAGGCGTCTGGCAACAAAAGCAAAGCGTAAAGGTGTATTCTACGACCAAGAAGGCAGATTGTTTGATATTCCACTTCAAAGCAGGTATTCACATGAGGATCTGAATTTTATTGCATTAGAACGACTAGCAGCAGGTGAATTTCTCTTGGAATGTGAGACAGTCGGTTCTGCTGGAAACGTCGTATTCGGTTCTCTTATTCCAATCGAATACATTGAGGGACTAGGAAAAGCCGAAATCACAGAAGTTTTAATACCTGGGGCTGATGAGGAAGACGATGAATCGCTACGAAAAAGATATTTTGATGCACAAGAGAGTCAACCGTTCGGGGGCAACATAGCAGATTACAAAGAAAAGGTAGGAAACATTGCAGGTGTTGGGGGTGTGCAAGTCACGCCTGCTTGGAAAGGTGGAGGCACAGTCAAATGTACCATTATAGGTAGTGACTACAATCCACCATCACAGAAACTGGTTGATGATGTCCAAACCTTTGTTGATCCAGTAGTGAATAGTGGTCTTGGATTAGGGTTAGCTCCTGTCGGGCATCGTGTTACGATTGTCGGAAACAAAAAGGAAACGATAGACCTACGTACTAAGCTAATCTTGGAGGCTGATATGCACCAAGATCAAGTAAAAGGCGATGTCGAAAAGGTCTATTCCGATTATCTCCTAGAGCTACGTAAAGCATGGAAAAATACAAAGAAAACCGTTGTTCGTATCAGTCAAATCGAATCACGGTTTCTTTCTATTACAGGGGTGTTGGACGTAATGGATTCTACATTAAACGGTTCTTCAGGAAATCTGGAGTTAGATACCGAGGAAGCGCCGTATATGGGGGCGGTGACGATTGTCTAATGAATTGATGAAGTATCTGCCACCGTACTATCATGACGTTCTTGAGATGCAGGAATATACAAAGGCAGCCTCTCTTGCTGTAGATATGTTTGCTAAAGCCATTGAACAAGAGTTAGCAGACCAATTCATCGAAACAGCAAGTGAAAAAGGTATAGCTCGCCGCGAAAGAATGCTACGGATTAAACCAAGAAGTGATGAGACGCTAGAGTTCCGTAGAATGAGGCTAAAGAATCGAAAATCTATCAAGCCACCATTTACAGAGCGCTGGCTACAGCATCAATTAGACCGTTTACTTGGCAAAGGAAGGGTAACGGTTGAGATTGATGTCCTTAATTTCATTCTTAGTGTTAACGCTGAAATCGAAAATGCCCCAGCCTTTCGAGAAGTGGAGCATACGGTTCGGACAACGATTCCGGCTAATCTAGTGTATCAGCAGCGAACACAAATTAGAGAAAGTATCACCCTTTCAGAAAAGATCATTAAACAAACGATTGTTCGTCAAACAAGACTCTCTACTACATGGAGGCTAGGCCGGACACCGTTTGCAGAGGCACTAGATGAAAAAGAAGTGATTCAGCTTCCTCTAAACCGACTAACGAAACTATCAACGAAATGGCAGGTAGGCTCCACTCCATTTGCGGAGGCGATACGAGATGATAACCAATGATTTGATACTAGATACAACGAATTTTGTAAAGGGCAAGCTAAAGAAAATAACGCTTAATGGTTCATTTGAAGTTACAGGCTTTACTGTAACCCAAGATAAAAACCTTTTGTTCGTACAATTTTCAGTAAGCCCTTCTGATGTTCAATTGATTAATTTAATTGAGATTCGAGATTCTCAATCCACTGTAGTTAGTTCTAGTGTAGTCTATGTTCCTATTAATTCAGAAACGATTATTAAACACACCATTACTGTTAAGGAGGGGTGATTACATGGCGTTTAATTCAAAAACAGATTGGAAATATGATGAGGTTGTCATGGAAAGGGACTTGAACCGAATAGAAAAGGGAATCGAGGATGCCCACACGGCTGTAGAGAATATACAAAAGAAGCTCACACCAGAAGGAATCGGGGCAGAAACTCCAACAGGAGCGCAAAATAAAGTGGCAGTACATGAAGGCAAAGGAGCGCCGCACGCTGACCATGTGAAAGGTAATATACGTATTACAGTATCAACAACAGCTCCAGCGAACCCAAGTAAAAATGACATTTGGATCGTAATTTGAGGTGAGACTATGGCTAAAATTCAACTTGCTAACGGACAAACAGTTAAAGCAATCCGTGTTTGGGATGGAGTAAAGTGGACAGATCGGATTGGGCGAGTCTATACCGATAAGTGGTTAGACTTTATTTCTTACTACGAAAAGCACGTATATACTGGTCTTGGATGGAATATTAACTATCTACTAAAATTGAAACAATTCAGTTACGAGGGTGTTAAAGAGAATCAATATGATTTTAATTACGATAATTGTAATACCCTTGAAACTGACCCTAACGGCAATGTTTATTTCGGAAGTTGGTATGGATTTGTCATCTTCGATAAGAGCTTTGCGGTTATTAGAAAAGGTAATTACTATGCTATGGATACTGCTGTAAGTAAAAATGGTGACTATGTTTTTATGGCAGAATATGGTTTTAATGCTGAAGCACTATTTTTTATGTCTAAAAATGGAGAGACAAAAAAAATAGTACAGATTCCTAGAGAGGTAGCATTGAGGCGAAAAAGAGGTATGTGTTGTGACAATGAGGGTAATACCTACACACACATAAGCCTAGAAGAATTGGCTAAATTCGACCCTGCTGGTAACAAAGTTTTATCGATTCAAGTACCAAAAGCGTCTTATGATGGTTCTTATGGTTATGGCAATATTGATATCGATAATGATGGGAATATATATCGTTTGAGGGATGAATTTCTCGAAAAATATGATAAAACAGGGAAGTTAATAAAGAACGTGAAATTATCTGATAAACCAGATGTTAGGGGACGCCTCTATGTTGATAGGGACTTTGTTTTTGTGGCTATAGGGAATTACAGTGCGAATCCCGGGTCTGGAAATTTTGAAGATCAGTTGATCAAACTAACTAAGAACTTCGAAGTTGTTTTAAGGATAAATGGGTTAAGAATTACTAATGGGGTATCAACCCCATCGTATGGTGATTCTGTTTATTGCGATCGAGAGGATGGAGTTTATACGGTAGGTAGAGGGCAAGTAAGAAAAAACTCTAAGAGTGATCTTTCACTTATTTGGGAAAAAGAGATTGAAACAGCTCCTTTAGAAACCGGCATGTGCGCTTGTACCCCGGGACGATATGGAGCATTTGGAGAAGTATAAAGGAGGGAATATATTTGTATTTACTTGTTGGTAGTAAACAATCAGAAGAAAAGATGACTGTACAGGAAATTTATAACCTAGATCATCCTGATAACACAGGAATAACACCTGATAAATTCGAGAATTTCGTAATAGTTAGTGATCTACTTGTATCCCTGGCAGAACAACAAAAGGGTAAAAAGCAAGTACATTGTGTAAATCCGAAAACTAAGGAGCAATTTTGGGAACAGGTTGATCGACCACTTACCCAAGATGAAGAAATATTACAGTTAAAACAAGACAAACAGATGCTACAACTTGCAATTACTGATTTATATGAGCAAATCCTTGCACAATCTAATACAGGAAAGGATGTAGAATAATGAAATATATCGCTAAAATCTATTGTGAGTTAATAAACGATGGGCTTAAGTTACTGGAAGATGTCCCTATCTGTATACGTCCAGAAGTTGAACAACTACTAACTGAAAAATAAGCGCCTTTTCCGATCTGGAGAGGGCGTTTTTTAATGGGAGCTGCGGCTCCCTATTTTATTTGCCCCAAGGGGGTGATAAGGAGAGGGAGAGCATGGAGGAACCACTTTTTAACGCTTTATTATCACAAGGGCCATTCGCTGGTTTGTTTGTATGGTTGTTGTTTTCTACAAAAAAAGAGGGGCGAGACCGCGAAACTAGATTGGTTGAACAAGCCCAGCAACGTGAAGCGAAGCTGATGGAGCATAGCGAGCGAATGGTAATCCAATTAGAACGTAATACCACTACATTGCAACAGATTGAACGCAGTTTAAACGGATTAGAAAACGAATTACAAGAACTCAAAGAAAAGGTGGGCTAATGATGATAGAAATTGGTTTAGTAATTGCAGTCGTAATGGCGTCAGGAGCATGGTTGAAAACACGGAGTTGGTTCCCAAATGATTACATTCCTCTGGTTATTGTAGTGATGGCAGTAGCTTATAATGCAATCAACGCTTTGTTGTTCGGGGGAGATTTACTGGAAGCTGGCAAGCTGGCGTTTATTGAGGCAACGGCTGCCATTGGGATTCATTCAGGCGTGAAAAATTCTTTTCAGAAGGGAGATGTGGAGCAATGAAACCACAAGACTTTATAGATAAGATAGCGCCAAGTGCCGTAGCTGACATGAAGAAAACAAAGATACCTGCGTCTCTTACGATTGCTCAGGCTATTCTTGAATCTGCTTGGGGAGAGAGCGGGCTAACTAAACGAGGAAATAACTTATTCGGTATCAAAGGTACAGGTCCAGCAGGCGTTTGTGCTATGCCTACAAAGGAGAATTACAACGGTCTATGGACAACTATCACGGCTAATTTCAGAGCTTACAACAACTGGGGAGAATCTATTGCAGATCATTCCAAACTAATCCTGAACGGCACAATAGACAAGCCTACACGCTATCATGGCGTGCTAGGTGCTGATTATAAAACTGCTTGCCATGCTATCCATAAAGGCGGATATGCCACTGATCCGGGTTATCCAGGTAAGCTAATTGGGTTGATAGAGAAGTACGGTCTAGCTAAATATGACAAGGAGGAAAAAACGATGAAACCAGAGGTAGCCAACGAAATTATTAGTCATTTACAAGGACAATGGGCTTTTTACAATCAAATGGGAATGAAGGATAAAGCTGTGAGGATCGGGCAATTGGCTGATGAGTTGAGGGTTGCTAGTGGTCAGAAAGTACAAAAAAAATAACAATAAAACCCTCCCGATTAAAGGAGAGTTTTCATTCTTTTTCTTGACAATCATCTCTGCAACCACTTTGCTTATTTTCATGAAATTTTGCAACCAGATTATATTATTTGGAAAAGATCACAACTTAAGAAATCTAGGAAATTGGGGTGAATAAAGTGATGAACGAAATTATAGAAAAACTGTCAGAACTAGAACACGAGCAATGGGTTAAGTGGTCTCAATCTGTTGCACATGAGGTATCACCAGAACGCAGACAAAGATGGGAAACATATTGGATTTCATACAATAATTTGTCAGAATCTGTGAAAGAACAAGATAGGATATGGGCTAGGAAAGTGTTACAAATAATTGAAAATAATACAAAATAGGACATATAACTAGGAGGATTTTCCTGTATTGTGTCGAAATTATGATGTTGTCAATATATAAAAAGGAGGAATTTAGAAGATGCCTGCTCTAAGGACTTATAACATTTTTATCAGTCATGCATGGACATACAATGATGACTACTACAGACTTGAAGAAATGCTTAATAAAGCAAATAATTTTTCATGGAAGAATTATAGTGTTCCAGAACACGATTCACTAGATACGGCTACTAATCAGGAATTAGAAACCGCGTTGCAAAACCAGATTCGCCCTACATCAATAGTTCTAGTTCTATGTGGAATGTATGTGAACCATCGTAGATGGATTCAAAAAGAGATTGACATAGCTGTGGAAATGAACAAACCTATTGTGGGGATTCGCCCATGGGGGCAACAACGAATTCCACAGGAGATTCAGGACGTTGCGAAGGAAATCGTAGGATGGAATACCGATTCTATCGTTTCTGCAATTAGGAGAAATGCACTTTGATAACAATGGAATACAGTGAAAAGCATGGTGAAAAGCAAGATGAAGAGTATGGTGAAAAGTATAAGGATCACCTACTAGATCAGTACAAACTATATGTACAAATGGCAGATAATATTAGTACCAGAAGGGATAGCACGAATAAATTTTATCTTTCTGTTTTGTCTGCCTTACTAGCTATCATACCTATCGTTAAAAGCGCACTTGCCGATGCTGTTGAAACTGCATTTCTAATCATTTCTTTATTAGGTATATTTCTTTGTATTATATGGTATATAAATATTAGATCCTATAAGCAATTGAATTCCGCAAAATTCAAAGTTATACATCAGCTTGAGGAGGAACTTCCATTCTCATGTTTTAAAGTGGAATGGGATAAGATAAAAAATGCCCAACAAAAAGACCGATATTTTCGATTAACACAAATTGAAAGTAAAGTTCCAATTATAATCTTAATTGTTTATGTAGTATTACTTTTGTATTCATTATGGTCGATTTTTAAATGTACTTGTAATACCTAAAGTAAAGAAAAAAAGCGCTTTTAGGATTCTAAGTCATAAAAACACGAAAACCCCTTCCAACATACAGAAGGGGTATCTTATTATCTACTGAATTCTTGAACTTCAAAGCTTTCAATATGACTATAGCTAATGAAGTCTTTTCTAGAAGTAAAAGGTCCGATGTTGTATTTCTTATTAACGATGTATGCTTCTCTACCGTTTCCTTTTGCTCTACCTTCATACCATTCGGTAAAGTTTCTGATTTCCTCATTTGTCATTTCATATTCTTTGATTAAACCACTATCCATGTAGATAACTAAGAGTGCGTTTCCAGTTGGATTTGGGTTAGGCCCAGGATCCGGGTTAGGGTTAGGATCTGGCTTAGGATCGGGATCTGGCTTAGGATCGGGATTTGGATTAGGGTCTGGATCTGGAGTCGGGTCCGAATTAATTAGATCAGAAAGATTTAATTCAAGAGTAGTTTCCCTGTCAATAATGTATAGTTTATCGTTTACAATACCGTAACCACCATATACTTTAGGCGAGGGTACAGGGTATGTAATTAATTTATTATTTTTAACATCATAACTAGATAATGTTGATGGAGTTACAAATATAGTTTTTCCATCAAATTCCAAAACCCCTAGTATCATTCCTAACTCTGCGGGGATTTCATCTACTTTTGTCCAGGTATCTTCTACATGATTATAATGATAAATAATGTTTTTATCATCTTTTGAAAATACAACATAAATAGAGTCGTTTGCTATAAATGCTTTTAAAGATCCCTTATCCGGCATTGGGTTTTTCAAAGCCAAGAGTCAGTTTGAGTGTTAAATGAGTACACCAAATTAGTGTCTTCATTTCCATTTTCTATTCCACCAAAAGTATAGATAGTATTATCTAAAGAAACAGCATCAAGAAAACGAAGAGATCTTGGCATTGACTGGGCTGACGTCCATTTATTTGAAACAGGGTCAAACACTTCAACAGCATTAGTAGGAGAAGGACCAGCGATGGATCCCCCGATGGCATAAAATTTTCCTTTTTGTTCTACAAATCCCATAGCGCCTCTAGCATAAGAAGAACTAGGTAACGTTTCCCACTCATCTTTTGCTGGATCATATACTTCAAAATTATAAACGGGATCAAATCCAGGAGTTCCACCATATACATAAATCTTATCATCATATTCTATAGTACCAAAGATGTATCTATATGTCGGCATAGGTGCCTTTTTAACCCATTGTATTTCTTTTGATGCAAACGAAGACGTTTGAAAACTAAACAAGGTCATAATCATCGCTAAAGCGAATAATCCTATTTTCTTTAGGTTCATTTGTTTAACACTTTTACTCTATCTGTAGAGAAAGAGAAAAGTGCTTACCTCCTTTATGAGTGTATGTAAGAATAACGAATAAAAAATGTTGTAAGAATATTAGCTATGTCGGCCGACACATTTGCATTATACGAGATTGATTTTCATAAAACAAAACATAAATTGAAAAATATGTAATTAATTATGGTGTATTTTGTATATTTTTTAAAAAAATATTTTCTTTTTTAATTTAGATAGTCAAAAATTGTTCGTTGCATAATCTCCTCACCATCTAATAAAATAGGAACATACATTCGTGTTTGAGGAGATGTTTTCATGGCTAGCAAAATTCTTGATCCACTTGTAACGAAATTCATCTTGCCAGAACATGTAGAAATGTTACGGCAGTATCATGAGGATAAGAAGCTGATCGAGAAGCCGATCATTGAAGATGATGAGTTGTCCGAGTTTTGCTATAGGATATCTGACTCACGTCAGTATGACTACGCATTAACAATTAGCTGGTGGAAAGAAACAAAAGAGGGTAGAGGAGTAATTGAATCAGCTTGGGGCTGGGTAGAGAAGTTTGATTCAACGTATAAACAGATCAAGTTAAAGAATGATGAGGATTTTTGGTGGATACCTGTTGAGAATGTAGTCAATATAGAAGCCTAGTAGTATGTCTTACAACCACACAGAATTTGCTTCCTTTGAAATCAGAGACATATTAATTCCCCGTCATTGATAGCCTGGCGGGGCAGGATTTTTGAAGGGTATCTGTAGAGTTTACATATATTTAAATATTATTGGCGTTTTTAATGGGTTACTTATGGTATGCACGGGGAACCCCTCCACATGGTTCCGCATGAACTACGTCCTGAATTTGAGCAAGAATTTGGTGTGAAGATTGAAGGAGAGCTAACTCCTTTCAACAGAATGCGATTGGAAACAGAGTACGGTGGCCGAATAGAAGATTTCCCCGTAACACGGATTTTCTTTTCGGAGTCGAAAAGAGTGGGGATTGGTACCTTTAGCCCGTCTGATCCAAAATCGCAGGATATTGCCGATCTAACGGGGACTATCGATTTTTCTACGATTACGAAGTATGGTTCTGAATCTGATCCTCGTGCCTATCGGTTTGATGGTGAATTAAACAAAGCGAACCGTGGTATCATGGAATTCCAAGAGATGCTGAAATGCGATGAAAAATTCCTGTGGCATTTATTATCGCTAACTCAAGAAGGGAATTTCAAAGCGGGTAGATTTGCTCTGATTTCAGCAGATGAATCGGTTGTTATCTCATGGTACTAAAAAATCATCTTGCAGTATGTTATGCTTTAATACTGGATATATGACATGTTTAGCTGGTTTTCTCCCCCGCCCTTTTTCAATTATTGTAATATAGGCATGGTCAAAAACAGAGCGTAGAATTTTGTTTCTCTGTGTTTTATTAGTATTGGTTTTATATGCTTCTAAAATCGAACCAATATTTTTTTTGATAATTTGAGGGTCAAATTTTTGTTCATTATTTTCTGTTGATTGGTTCTCTTTTATATCATTTAGTTTCTCCATCTCTCTATCAATTTCCGCTTTACGTTCCAAAAACATTTCATCTGTATAGATACCATTTTCATACTTGTCATAAATAAAACTGAGTCTATTTTTTAGTTCTTTAGTTCTTTGCTCAAAATATCCAGTTAAATCTTCAATAAGATCAGCATTATTTGTTTCTTTATCCTCAGTAAGCTTTGTTGAAATTTCTTCTTTTAATAAATCGTCTTCCATGTCATGAAAGTGTCTTAGAGTTTCCAATAAATCTTCCTCAATTGCTCTGTATTTCACAAAAGTACATCCAGAGGTAGTACACCACAAAAATTCCTTGTGATAAGTGTTTATAGTCCCTGCTTTAGTTTTATAATTTTGGGTACTATACTGTCTTACCATACGTTTACCGCATTGATTACATATACACAATCCAGCAAGTTCACAAGGTGAAAAATCCATTTTTGTTCTAGGTTTGTGAGATGAGTCCTTGACTTTTTTCTGAGCAAGTTCCCATGTTTCCATATCAATAATTGCAGGGATAGCATTAGGTACTATTATGTGTTCTTCTTCAGGACGAACTACTCTTTTTCCATTAATAGTTTGATGCACTCGGAACTTCATTGTCCCTATGTATCTTTCATTTGTTATTAGTTGTTTTAATTGCATAAAAGTCCATTCTCTTTTACCCTGAGGCGTTTTAATCGGTGTCTTCTTACTAAAATAAGTTGCAAGAGCGCGAAAACTCACATCGCGGCGTGTACCGTTTTCTTGTGGAACACCATTAACATAGTAATTAAAAATCATTCTAACAACTGCCGCTTGTTCTTCATTTATTTCTAGTTTTTTTGTTGTCTTATTGTAGTTAAAACCAAATGGAGCCGCACCAGCAACCCAGCGTCCAGCCATTGCGTTATTTACACGCCCTCCGAAAAGTCGCTCTCTAGTAGTTTCAAATTCTTCCCTAGACATAAATAGTTCAAACCTAATTTGTCTTAGGTCGGAGGAATTTCGAGGGTCGTATGTTTTGTATGGAGTAATAATAAAAATACGGTTATCAACAATTAAATCATATATTATCCCCATATCTGTATATGATCCGCGCCCCATCCGTGATATCTCTTTCACAGCAATAGCCTGATACTTCTTCGCTCGTAGTTCCCCAATTACATTTTGAAATACAGGTCTAGTAGAAATTTTATCCCCCGAACCAACTTCAGCTTTTTGAGTAAAAGGAATACCTAATGGCTCTAAAATGCGATCCATTAATTCTTTCTGTTCTTTCAAAACATCTTCACCGGTACGTCTTTCGCGTTCCTCATCTTGGCGAGATCGGCGTAAATAGTTAATTATATGTTCAATCCCAAGCTCAATTAAATACTCGCGTTTTAATGACAATTCATTTTCCTCCTTTTGGTTTGATTATAGTTGATTACAATCTATTATATACAAACCAAAAGAAATGTAAAATAAATCCATCCCAAATAATAGTAAAAAATAGGTATAAAAAAAGCTTATAAAGCCTCTCCATTAGGTTTTAGATGGTGTAAATTTATATCATGAGATTTAAAGGTTAGTCACCTGCTGGTGGCTACTTTGAGATAAGAAAGTAGAAGTACTTTATCCCCTAATTTTTCATGAGGAATAAATAGGAAAATAGTCCCTGTTTGTCGAATTATGCAGTAAGGGGGTATGTATTTTGAATTTAGGAGTAAAATTTAGCAAGAAGAAAGCAAGTACTTACGTATTGGAGGATGTGAGAGGGAGCTTCTTTCCTGGTATCAAACGGTGGTTAACTTTAAATCAATTAGATTATATCAAGAATCAATTGATACAGTATCATACTAAAAGTGAATTAAGGACTTTAAAGGCTTGTATTAATAGTCAAGTAGAAAAAAGAAAACAATTTCCTATTGGAGTAGTGATGACAGTTTGTTTTACTACAGTTTTTTCCTTTTTAGTAGGTATTTTTATTGTCATTCTTAATACAACTACAAGTCTCATTTCCCTGGCAGCTTCTAAAGATTTAATATCCAAAGAGAAACTTAATGAATATATTAATAAAGAAGCAAGCAAAGCTATATTTGAAGCCCTCAAAACCAATATGGCAACTTATTTTGAAATATTTGGCTTTGTTTTGTTGCTAGCTTTAGGAATCTTAGTCTGGTATTATTGGCGCCTTGGTATATTACTAAAAATTAGCTATATTATTGAGGAATCAATAGAAGAAAAGACTGAGTGATAGGGAAACAAGTGCATTAGTCACCTTCGGGTGGCTATTTTACTTTCTTGATACAACGGAATAGATAATTGAAATAATTACCAAAAATCAGTTTACTTATAAATGCATTGGTGGTAACATGAATTCATGGTAAATATTACCAAATATAATTTGAGGTGATTGTTGTGAAGAAGCTTTTAGTATCATTATCTACTTTTGCGGTATTTACTGGTGCTTTAGCTGTTCCTACTTTTGCAGCTACTGAGGTTAACACTGTAAATGAAACAAACTCTCAAGTATTATTGGTTAAACCGGCATTTGATGTTAACAAAGGTGGAATAGTATCGCTGTATTCAGCTGGTATAGGATATTATGAGGTATATGGTTATGGTCTAAGTGTTTATAAACAAGGCGAAACATGGTATCTATCTGCCTCACCGAATGCTCAAAGTGGGACATTATATGCATATGACACTAACGGAAATTTTATTAGAACATATGTTGTTACTGTTCACTAGTTAATTTTTTTGGATAGTGGTACAACAAAATAAGTCCAAAAGAACTAAAAACCAATGAAATAAATCCCGTTTCTTACTTGTTAAAAGTGGAACGGGATTTTGTTTTTATATTATTTTATTGGTTAAGTGAGTTCAAAATTTGGGAAATGAGGTTACTTTTTTTGTGTTTTTCTTATGTACTTAATGTTTACATCATGTCGCAAGAACTCTGTTTAATATAAGGATAATTTATATCATGAGATTTAAAGGTTAGTCACCTGCTGGTGGCTATTTTAATTTCTTGGTATAGAAAGTATATTGAAAAAATTACTAAAAAGCAGTTTACTTATAAACAGATCGGTGATAACATGAATTCATGGTAAATATTACCAAATAAATTTTGAGGTGATTTGTTGTGAAGAAACTGTTAGCATCTTTATCTACTTTCGCGGTTCTTACTGGTGCTTTAGCTGTTCCTACTTTTGCAGCTACTGAGGTTAATACAGCAAAAGAAACAAATTCTCAAGTATTAAAGATTCAACCAAATCTTGATGTCCGTGATAACGGGAAGGTAGCATTGTATTCTTCGCCATTCACTTCTTATACGGTTACAGGTAAGGGATTAAGTGTTAGCAAAGAAGGCGGAACATGGTATTTGAAAGCCGATAAGGGTGCTGAGAATGGATGGCTAAAAGAATATTACAATGGAAAATATGTAGAAACATTTCCTGTCGTGGTAAGATAACTTAAAATTTCTGTCGACGACCTAAGATGATGACTCTATAAGAATAAAAATTAACCTAAAGATATCCCGTCCCACTTCAAATAATTGTGGAACGGGATGTTTATTTTAAATGATTAAATTAAAAAAGCACCTTAGTTGGTGTTTTTTATACTTATCATACAGGATGTTAGAGGCTTCATTGCGGAATATTGGCGGTAGAATGGCGCCCCATTTAGAGAATAAGGTTGTAAATAAAAGCAACGATAGCTACTCGATCATTCGGGTAGCTTTTTTGTAGTAAATTTATATCATGAGATTTAAAGGTTAGTCACCTTCGGGTGGCTATTTTTTATATTGCTTTCAAATTAATATTCGACAATATATTGGTTTGATTGAAAAAGGTGTCGAATTTTTTACATATATTCACCTCTTTTTGAATGTTATGCTTTTTTTGTAAAAAAATAGTCTGAAAGGATTTGAAAAACATGAAAAAAGTCTTACTTTCACTTTCGATGTTAGCTCTTTTAACATCTATAGCAGTACCAGCAGAAGCTTATGATAAAATTAATACTGCCGCTGAATCATCTACCGCTAAAAAAAGTATTGAAGAGAATCAAAATAAATATGTCGAAATGTTAGCAGAATATGTTATTAGAAAAGAGGATGGAACAATCTCTTTAGATCAATCGTACCATTCTGAATTATCAATACCTGAAGAATTTGTTGATGATATTCAGAATCATATGAATAACTTAAACATACAAGTAAAAAAAGGTAATATTGTAGTAAATAAAGACCTAAGTATCACGACCATAAAAGAGAACAAAAAAAGAAGTAATAAAGTAATGGCAATGGCAAAAGAACGTTCTCTAAAAGGCAATGTAGACATTAAAGTATATTGGTGGGGTTATGGAATGTGGCTAGATGATAGGGCTACTAGAGATATGATACGCCAACATAAAGCAGGAGTCGCATTTGCTACGTTATTAGCCATGATAAATGTCAATTTGGACTATCCTGATTCAAAATCAGTTACTTTTGTTTCATCTTTAATAGCCTGGTTTCTCCAAACTACTGTTAATAAAATAGAAGAAGCAAATGAAGGTAATGGGGTTTTGATTACTACTACAAATCTCACTTTTGGTTTTGTAGTTGAACCGCTATAATACTTTATAGATGTTAAGTTTGCAGAGACAGAGGTGAGTCAGCATAGATAAGAAAATGCCACCTAGCAAAACAGATCGGTTTAAAAAAGTTTGGTTTTATATCCAATTAGTTATTGCAATTTTTGTTACAATTTATTTGTTTGTCCATTTAGATGACGAAGATACTGGAAAGACATACATAGCTATGTTAATCTTACTAGGCCTTAATGCATTAGCTCTTTTACTTAAAAGGCAATTTTTTCTATTTGCTATTTATCTGTGTTTAATATTATACAGTAATAAAAAATGGCTTAGTGCGATATTGTTTGGCTGAGATTAAGCACCCAATGTGGTGCTTTTTTCTTATGTACTTAATGTTTACATCATGTCGCAAGAACTCTGTTTGAACGGTAGTTTCTGTAACATTAATAGGAGTTTTTGTTTACAATAACTAATTTAGTGAAAATGGGTATTTTAACCAGTTGAGTTTCTGTAATCAATAACCTTTATTTCTGTAACAGTAACTCTAGTTTTTGCTGCATGATGTATGCAATAAGTACACAAAAGAAAAGAAATAAATATATATAGGTCATTTTGATAGATATTTTTTCTGTTAAACAAGGAAGGTGAAACAATGCCTAGCAAACCATTAAAGACCTGTCTGCATTCCAGATGCCCAACACTAACAAGGGAAGCATATTGCCCTTTGCATCAAAAGAAACAAGTCCGGCAGTATGATCGGGAACGTGGATCATCTACGCAACGTGGCTACGATGCCAAGTGGAGAAAAGCAAGAATAGGATTTTTAAGAAACCACTCACTCTGCAAACATTGCTTTGATAAAGGATTACTCACTGGTGCTACAGTAGTTGATCATATCGTTCCACACAAGGGAGATAAGACGCTGTTTTGGGATCGGAACAACTGGCAGCCATTATGTGAGCAGTGTCATAACTGGAAGACTGCTAAAGAAGATAGAGGCTCTTGGAGATGAGGCTTTAAAAAGATTCAACCATCGACAAAGGATAGACGGTGGTTAAAAAGTGGTAAAAGATTGGGATTACAAGCTCATTGGTTCTGGAACTGCGGCTACAGCATTTCCATAATTTATTAGATGAATAAAAATAGAAAATGACTGGGTGGATTAATTGATTCATATGAATCATTTTCACGGAATTTTTTTCGTTAATTTAAAGCATGTTTGTTAACAAAATCCGCAGAAATAGCAGCAGTCTAAAGAACTCAATCCACTTTTTCCGCATCGTCGCATACAATCGGAATTGAAAGGATGATAGGAATCAAGCATAGGTGGAAGAGGTTGAGGGTTAAGAGCATAGGGATACGGATAAGGATATGGATATGGCTGTGGACTATAAGGCACTGGTTGACTCATACCGTATGGTGTTGACGGCGGGTATGGCATAGATTCTGTACATATTGTATGCCAAGGCCTTGTTTTATACTGTCTACATACAGGTTCGCATTCTTCAACTGTACCTGGATTTTCTCCAGATGTACAATCCTGCATACATTGCTCATAGGTATAAGGGACATTATAACAAACCAATACAATCACTCCTTAACTTAATCTTAATTTTCTAGATATTATATTTATCTGTATACTTTTTGGGTGATTATCCATGCATAATTGGGTGAATACCTATCAACACATAGCAATACCCAAGTACAGACATCCACAGAGGCACAGAAATAGGGTAAGATGAGCTTTTAAAGTTGTATGAAGGTGATTGTATCAAAAACCTGCACAATGCCGCCTCTAGACCGCGTGTCAGTCTTCCATAAAAAAAATTCCCTAAATGGAATTTCAGAAATGAAAGGTGTACACAGAAAATAAAATGTCAGACTCATTGTAAATTATTGAACTAACGGGCAGAAATGCTAAGTAAAACTATTTTGGTTAAAGAGTAAGCGTGGTAAAATACGTTAACTGATTGGGGAGGGAGAAATATGGCTATATCTATCCGAAACGCTCATCAAGATGACTACGAATCTTTGTTGCTCTTGTTCAGGCAGGTTCATGATCTACACGTTTTTGAAAGACCAGATTTGTATAAAGAAAACCCAACTCCAGTCGGGAAAGAATTCTTCGAAAGCCAGCTAATTGATGTCAAACAGCATATTTTTGTGGCTACCATAGGCTTAGAGATAATCGGAGTAGTTGTGACGAAGGAAGAAGACATAAATGAAAATTCATTTGTGAATGCGAGAAAAATATTATTTGTAAATAGTTTGTGTGTTTCCGAAACGTACAGAAATAAGGGCGTTGGAAAGAGACTTATGCAATATGTTATTGATTTCGGGGGAAGTCTGAAGGTTGATAGTATTGAATTAGGGGTATCGGAGAATAATGCTTCTGCAATTTTATTTTATGAATCAATCGGAATGACAACGAAGAGTAGAAAAATGGAGCTTAGATTGAACTAACGGAGATCGGTTTCTTCCAGAAATAAATGCCAGTCTAGCACTTTGTTTGCACAGTCTAATACATTATTTTCAATAGACAAAAGGGGGTGAGGGAATGGCTAGACCAAGGCAACCAGTTGACTTACTGCTCTACAAGGGAAAGAAAAACCTAACAAAGGCTGAAATAGAACAGCGTAAAGCCCAAGAAATAAAGGCGGCAAATGACAAAGTTAAGCCCCCTAACTACCTACCTACCGAAAGGCCTGAAAAAAGAATTTAAAAAGATTGCAAGCGAGCTGTTGCAAATCGGCATCATGACTAATCTTGATGTAGATGCACTAGCTCGCTTTTTATATGCCCGAAAGATGTATATAAAAGTCACAGATGCTTTGTTACAAACGGAATTGACAGTACAGCGCAAACAAGCAATTCATGATGAAGACGGGGCTGTAATTGACATGAACGAATGGGAGGAAGCAAACGCAGCTTATTCAGATTTATTGATTAACCAGGATAAATTATTTAAGCAATGTAGATCAGCAGCAAGTGACCTGGGCCTTACTATTGCCTCTCGATGCAAACTTGTAATACCGAAACAGGAGAAGCAGGAGCCTAGCGAGGTCGAAAAGGCGTTTGGTGATTTATGATTAAACAATATCTAATTGATTATAGTCTTGATATCGTAGCTGGTGAGATAGTTGCTTGTGAGAAGCACAAATGGGCGTGTTGCCGTTTCCTGGATGATATCAAGAACGAGGGTACGGAACATTTTCCTTATATTTTTGACGAGGAAAAAGCACATCGGTTTTTATATTGGATGTCTTTGTTTCGACACACAAAAGGGAAACTTGCTGGTAAACGAATAACCCCTCATGAAATCCAAGTTTTTGTCTTTGGGAACATTTACGGGTGGGTGCATAAGGATACAGGTCTGCGGCGTTTTCGCAAAGCGTATTGGCAGGTAGGAAGGAAAAATGCTAAATCGCAATCTTTGGGAGCTGTGGCAAGCTATAAAGCCTCTGCTTTCGGTGAAAACATGTCAGAGGTATACATCGGAGCTACTAAAGCCGAGCAAAGTAAAATTGTCTGGAATGAATCACGAACGCAAATTGATGGTTGCCCCGATCTAAAAGGTAAATTCAAAGTAGCCTACGGAAAAATACAGCATCTCAAAAGTGAATCTTTTATCGCTGCTCTATCAAAGGATGCAGGAAGAACGGGTGACGGTTTTAACGTACAAGCTGGCATCATTGATGAGTATCACGCCCACCCTACTTCTAAAATTTATGACGTGCTTGTGTCGGGTATGGGCGCACGTAGTCAACCGTTAATGATGATTATTACAACAGCAGGATTCAACCTGCACCACCCTTGCTATCGTGTGGAATACAAGTATATTTCGCGTATCCTTGATCCTCATTCATCCATAGAAAATGATGAATATTTCGTAATGGTCAACGAGCTTGACAAGGACGATGATATCAAAGATGAATCTGTCTGGATAAAAGCCAACCCGATCCTATGTTCATATGAAGAGGGTATGGCTTATTTGCGTGGCGAGCTTAAAGCAGCTTTAGACGTACCGGAGAAGATGCGAAACTACTTAACCAAAAATATGAATCGGTGGGTAGATCAAAAGGAAAACGGGTATATGTCACTGAAGGCTTGGGCCAAATGTGGCGTTGATGAACTCCCTAATCTTGCTGAATTTGATTGTATCGTTGGCATTGACCTGTCTAAAAAAATTGACTTAACCAGTGTGTCATTTGAATTTGATTTAAAAAATGACCACATCGCTATATTAAATCATTCCTTTATACCTGAGGATACGTTAGCAGTAAAACGAAAAACAGATAGGTTCCCCTATGATCTATATATCCATCAAGGATGGGTGACGACTACTCCTGAAGCTGTAGTAGATTACACGTTTATTAAGGCGTATATTCAGCGCATGGAGCGCGAAAAGGAATGGAAAATCAAAGAAATTTGTTACGATCCATACAATGCAACGCAATTCGCTGCTGATATGGAAGCAGAAGGCTATACCATGATTGAAATTAGGCAAGGAGTACGTACTCTATCAGAGCCGACTAAGAATTTTAGAGAAATGGTCTTAGAAAAGAAGGTTCTACACGACAAGAACCCTGTTCTGGAATGGTCAATCGGTAACGCAGTTACCAAGATGGACGCCCAGGAAAATATTATGCTGGACAAGTCCAAATCTACGGATCGGATTGACCCGATAGCGTCAGCGATAAACGCACATGTAAGGGGAATGTGTAGAGACCCGAAAGCGGATTTAAACGCCCATATCTTATCGGGTAATTTCAGTTTCTAAAATCTTTAGGAAGTTTTTTCTTAATTTAGCCAATCCTTTTGAAAACTATTTTTAAAGATTGATTGTAAAATAATATACAAATATATTGAATTTAATTTATAGGTCAAAAGGAGATGAGATTTCAATGTTTCAAGTTAAACCAATTGGTTTTGTTGAGAATAAAAGAGAAGATTTGTCTCATGATTTTTGGGAGGAAGAGATTTCTACTATTACATTAGCTGATCATATGAAAGATAGTAGCTTGGATGGTATTGACGAGTACTCACATATAGAAATTATTTTTTATTTTGATCAAGTCCGAGACGATGAAATTGAATATGGTTCTAAGATTCCAAGAAATAATCCTAATTATCCTAAAGTAGGGATTCTTGCTCAACGAAGTAAATATAGACCCAATAAATTAGGGTTAACAACTGTAAAACTATTAAACAGGGAGAATAGAGTTTTATATGTACAAGGTTTAGATGCTGTTAAAGGTACTCCAATACTTGATATTAAACCTGTTTTAAAGGAATACCTTCCTAGAGAAGAGATAAGGCAGCCTCAATGGTTTAGTGAGTTAATGAAAAACTATTGGTTGTGATAATAAGATAATGAAAAAATCATCGTTATATATGCGGTGATTTTTTATTATGCAATTTAAAGGAGGGAGAAAGTGAAGTACTTACGGTTCCTGCTATTATTTATCGAGGATATTCTCATTCTCTCTGGATGCGTTTGTATTACGACAGCCACATATTTACTAAATGGTATCGCCGGACTCTATGTATCCGGTGTTTTTTTATGTCTTTTAGGCTTTTTAATCAGCAAGAAACTGTCCAAAGTGCCTGAACGCAGGAGGTGAAACCAATGATATTCAGGAGCTTATTTCAAAATGAATCAGACTTACAGAACCCGAAAGACTGGCTCATTAATCTACTTGGTGGATCAACGACGTATAGTGGGGAATGCGTAACAGGTGACACCGCTCTACTAAACAGTAATGTCTACACATGCGCGAGTATCTTAGGTGGTGATATCGGCAAGCTACCGATCCAGATTTTCACTCGCAAGGGAAACAGAATTGAACGAGATCGAAACCATTCTGTCACGAGTCTGCTAGGCATTCGGCCTAATCCGTATATGAGCGCCTACACGTTTAAAGAGTTGCTACAAGTACATGTAATGCTATGGGGAAATGCCTACGCTCTTATTGATTGGGGATGGAATGGCAGACCGGAAGCGTTATGGCCCTTAAATCCATCTGTGACGGAAGTAACCACCGATCCGAACACAGGTGAAGTGTGGTATACAACGACTTTACCAAATGGGGAGCAACGTAAAATCCCGTGGTTTGATGTACTTCACTTAAAGGCTATTAGTAAGACAGGATTAAAGGGCATTTCCCCTTAAACGAGCTGTAGAGGTCTTAAAAGATAAAGGAGATGGTAAGTAATGCAAGCAAAGAATACAACCAATATCAAGGGTATAGACGTGTCTAAATGGCAAGATGAAATCAATTGGAATCAAGTTGCATCTGACAGTGTGAGGTACGCTTTTATTAAGGCGACAGAAGGGACTAGCCTAGTAGATAGGAAGCTAAAAGAAAATGCTCAGGGAGCCAATAGAGCCGGAATCAAGGTGGGGTATTATCACTTTGCCCACCCTGATCTATCTGCCCAGGCACAAGCTGAACATTTTGTTCAAACGGTCAAAGGGCTACCGTGTGATATGCCGTTAGTGCTTGATATTGAGACGGACAAGGGGTTAACACCTGCACAGATTACAGCGTTTTGTCTCGCGTTTCTTACCCATGTTAAGGGCCATACAGGAAAAACGCCTATGATTTATACAGGCGCTTATTTTGCAAAAAGAAACCTTGGGAAGGCTCTTGCTGGCTTTCCTTTATGGGTGGCCCATTATAATACAAACCAACCTATGTTAAATCCTACATGGAGCCGCTGGGCGGTATTCCAGTATTCCGATTGTGGGAAAGTAGCTGGTATTAAAGGCAGCGTAGATATGAACTGTATGGAAAAAGATTTTTGGGATGCAACTATGAAGGAGGAAACAACAGTGAAACTAGAGATAGCTAATGAAATTATTAGCCATTTACAGGGACAATGGGCTTTCTATAATCAAATGGGAATGAAGGATAAAGCTGTTAGGATCGGTCAATTGGCTGACGAGTTGAGGGTTGCAAGTGGACAGGAGATGCAGAATAAATAATAATTTATTCTATAAGCAAGAAGCCCTCCTAAAAATATAGGAGGGCACAGCGTGTAGACAAAATACCGAAAGGTATGAAGGCCTGCACGCTTTTTTGTTGAATGTATGAATATAGTGGAAAGGAGTGAGTTTCTTGTTAAAAAGAAAAGATGCAGAAGCCCTTTACCAACTGTCCATTGTTTCGTTAGATGAGCATGTCAAAGCAAGACCTTGTGTTGAAATAATACCAATGAATTAGAGAACTTTTCAGCTCGATTAAACAAAATCCATCTCCAAATCTTCTTGGCACTTTTGATTATTTCTACTTCTTAATCTTCCTAAACAATTTTTTTACCTCCATTTTCGTCACTTAGTCACACGTCCAGTCAAAAGAAAAATTCTTTGAATAACCTATCTTAAATCGTCATAAGGAGGTAATTTCACTTGAAAAGGAAAAAATCTAACTCTAAGGGATTCAAGAAAGTAAATGGTAAATTGGTGCAATATGCAAATCAATATCCTACTCAATATTCTCAATATGCAAATCAATATCCTACTCAAATATCCTCTTGTTTTCGGTGTTGCGGGCCTGATTGGTGCGGTTGGTGTTGCCCAGACAGAGGAGGCGGAGGCGGTTTACCAATGTAACCTTTTGCATAGTCTCTTCAAGATTTAATAAAACAAGAACGCATATTCGTATTTTAAGGAGATGTTTTGCTGGTTAGTAAAATACTTGATCCACTTGTAAGACAAGCAAAATACCTTCGGGAGCTTGCTGATCGGGTAAGGATTGCGAGCGGACAGGAGCCGCAGAATAAATAGAAAAAAATAAACAGTTATTAGAGAACGAGAAAACGTCCGATTATGAGGGAGATTCGGACGTTTCTACATAATGATTTTTTAGTTAAGATTAAAAGAGGACGGCTATTCCTCTTTATCTTTGTATATTTTAGATAATAGGATAGAAACAACGAAACCTACTACTAAAACAATCAAGAAACGAACAAACTCGGTAATAAACCAATTGTTAGCTATATTCATTTCTTTTGTAACTTGCAAAGTACCATATACAGAAAAAATAGTTAGAATGAACTTTAAAGTCTTTGGGTTCATTATATCTCCTTTCTGTTTTAAATTAGAGTGTACACGATACCTTGTGTAATAATCCCGCAAGATTTTGCAACCCATCCCCAAACATATGGCTCCAAAGCTTCCGTTACAGTTTCTTTTACTTCCTCTAACGGTCCCATTAAAATATAGGTGTTCCAAATTCCAATCCACATGTCTTCGGACATTTTTTCTTTAACTATGTCTGGGAATTTAGTATATATTTTTTTTGGTAGCTCCTTTTTTACATAAGCTTTTCCAAAATATTTCATTAGCTTTGTTCCAAGAGAAACAAAACCCTGCGCTTCAAGTTGTGCAGGCTCTTTTACTACTACTCTTGGTGCAGTTTCTAAAATTTCCTTAGCAGTTTCTTGGATGATCTTATCCATTTCTTGTTGTGACATTGGAGTTTGGTAAGAAACTGATTGTGACACTTTTTCTTGAGCAAACGCGCTGGTCGCCGGAGCTATAGCAGTCCCTAGAAAACCAACAGTAGATAAAATTGCAATTCCTTTAATTAACTTTTTGTTCATCATAAAGTATAACCTTTTTTCCTTATATTATCAATAAAGGGATATTTTTACATTAAAACCTACAAACATTCCTTATTCTCGATCAATATAATTACCTATAAGGAATAGCTGAACCACAGCTTTATTTTGTTATACAAGGTTTTCCGTACAGCTTATTCGCATGTGACAACTACTAAGGGCAATGGAAACATTACATCCCGTTTCTTTTTTCTCTTATTATTTCTTCAACATCTTTCTTTACTTCCTCTTCAATTCTCAATTGTTTCGACCTGACTTTTAAAGCATTAGAGTGTAGTAGCGATATCCGAGTAGCATCTTTTTTGCCAGCATCGCCTATCTATAATCGAAACGCGAAGCTTGTTTGCAAGTGATTCCAAACGTCCGAATTTAGGTTCAGACGTTTGGTTACTTTTAATAATTTAAAGATGTTTTTTCAAATAGGGAAATATGGGTAATTTAGAAGCTCTTCTTAAAACCTGCATTACCTTTTCCTTACTTGTTGTTCTTCCTTCAATGTGAAGAAGTGGAATCATTTTGGTAAATAAGTCTTCTAAATCAGGAACGGAAGCACCAGCCTCTACAGCGGATTTTACATGACTATGATGCTCTCTTAGTACATCTAAAATCTGTTTTGTCTGGGTCTCGTTTAACCCTTCCTGAATAACATAATCCCACAATGCAAATGTTTCTGGGTCTACTGCAAACTCCCTCATCAAGTTCAGATAAAACTCTAACCTTTCTAACCTTTGTTCCAAAGTCTCTTTAGTCATTTGCCTTATCCCTCTTTAAAGAATTTTTATAACAAAACTTCGACTACAACCCACGCAATAGATCGAGCTATAGAAAGTGGAGCACCTGCGTCATAAATTGCCCCAGCTATCATATCACGAACATTATTTTCAAAAACTTCCTCCCATTCAAGAAGTTCTTTTTAATATAATTGATAGAATCCTCAAAGTAACCTGCTAACTTATCTCCTTTCGGTAGTTCACGTAGTGCATTTTTAACCTTTTCGATATTTCTTTTATTTGAAATAGCATCATACAACGCTTCAAGGGCTTCTTTAGCAACCCTTGTTTTCCATTGTGGTTGTACGCTTGCTTGTGTACTGTTTTGAGAAACAGAAGTAATTTGTATTGGAGTTGCAGAATTTGCCTTAATATTTTGGGCAAAAACCCGTTATATTAATTATTATGGATGAAAGATCCAAAGAGCGAAATCCACGTTTGGTTAATGAATGGGAAATCACGTTAAATGGAGTTTACATAGGCGTTTAAGAGCTGCTTTTTCTTGAAGGATGATAAGAGGGTAAGTTCACTTTGGTTTATTTTGACAATTAAAATCTAGTATGAGACTATATTCTCAATGATAGAATTAAAAAGGAGTGGAAACAAAATGGACAATACGGTTTCTATTAAACTTCAGGGGATTGAAGGGAAAAATCCTCCTATTTGGGCAACTGGGGAGCAGAACCATCGTTTTTGGTATTATGAAAATGAGCATGGAGAACAGTGGATTGCCAAACTTGACAAAGATAAGCTTAAGATATCAGGTTTAGACATCGGCTGGAAAGAGATTGAACTCACGCTAGAACAGGCAGAAGCTGAGAAAGAGCGAATTACCGAAAGGTTAATGCTGCTTTCAATTTCAGCAATTCCCAACTTTGGCGAGACTTTTGCCCGTTCGTATTTGGAAACGGCTTCAACTCGCCAATACTCTGTTCAAAAGCTACCTCTTTCTGAATGGATTCTTAATAACGGAGAAATGCTTTGGATTGCCTCGGTTTTAACTGCCGCTATTCCGGGAATGAAATGGAAGAGAAGTGAAATTTAATACATATTTGGCGTATTGGAAGCGAGATAATGACTGGTGGAGCTAGAAATGAATTGCGATTAGCTCTCTCAATGAACTTTACGAGCATTATTTCACACAGGTAGAAAAAAGAAAGACGTTGCAAAGGTAGTAAAAAAGCAATCAAGGGAAATATTTGGCATACAGATACCTCGCTGAAAAAGATTGATTTTGTTATTTAAACACGATGCTAAAATATTTGTTGATGCTATTATTACCACTTTAGGAATAGATATAGTTGAAAAAAGAAGGAATTGCGATAGGCACCCGCGCGGTGCTTTTTTCTTTAGAGTGCTAATGTAAGACAAAAATAGGTAAGGAAAATGAGACACAACTTTGTATCAGATAAACAAATTTCAGAGACCGAAGAACGTTAAAATCTATGCAGAAGTTGATGATGATGGATGTAGATATGCTACTAAAGAAGTGCGGGAGTACAGGGAACTACTGCAGGATACTGAAAATGAAAAGACTAAGCCAGGCGGGAGGTGACTTGTTAAATTACGATATGTCGATGAAGATACGTTGGCAGAATATCATGATGTGCTTGCTCCTAAAGATATCCAGAGCGCTGGTGAGTTTCAAGTTGTAAGGGTTGGGTGGTTAATAAGGGTGTCCAAATTAGCCTTTCTCCATTGGTTACAGGGACAGTCAAAATAAAAAATGGTGCTGAAATTGGTGCCGAAACGTAAAATAAGACACTATTGAGAGACAAACTATAGCAAACGATTAGAACTCTAAAATGCGGAATATCAAGGTTCTCTTGACTTAAACAAAGTACAACAAAAAAGGTCTGGCGTCTTGACAAGGGGGGTCGCTGGTTCGAACCCAGTCCGGATCACCATACATAAGATTGTTAAACCCCTTGATTAACCAAGGGGTTTTTGTTATTTACAGATATACTTGTCCATATGTTTTTTGGTGCGAAAAGAAATTTTGTGCGATTATTTTTTTAAAATGATTTCTTTGTTTTCGAAGAATACTTTACCAAAAGTTTCAGCAGTCTCTTTTTGAATGTTAGGCAAAACGTGAGCATAGCGGTCTATCATCTTCATATCAGACCACCCCATACGTTCAACAACAACCTTTGGATTAACGTTTGCTTTTAATAGCAT